GATCCGCCCGTTGTCTGTTTGTTGAAAATCCATTCTGTATCTCCTTGCTGGTTAAGTGCCGCTGAACTCCGACGACAAAAGAATTATCTCATGTTACTGGTAACAATGGAAGGGGTTTAGTGCAAATAGTTGAAATAATTTGCACAAGGGTGATAATTGAGTTACGGCAACCGCCCAGCCGATAACTTGGGTGAGTTTATAGGGATCACAAAATGAACGAGGCAGTAGAGGGAGTTGACTATCAGGAAGAGGAAACGATTGAGGAAGAGCAGCTTGAGCTTGAGGAAGATGTCACCGAAGACCTAGAGGTCGAAGATGATCCAAGCGAAGAGGTTGAAGAATCCGAAGACGAGGAATCTGATGAGGTAGTGATATCCATCGGGGAGGAACCGCCCCCTCCAGAACCAGAACCAGCACCGGAGTGGGTCCGGGAGCTTAGAAAATCACACAGGGAGTTGCAGAGACGTAATCGTGAGCTAGAGGCAAAAATCCAACAGGCACCTGAGACCAATCCAGTTGTCACGCTAGGAGCGAAGCCAAGTCTAGAGTCATATGATTACGACACCGAGAAGTATGAGGCGTCACTTGCTGATTGGTACGAGCGGAAACGCTTAGTCGATGAGCAGGAGGCTAAGGCAAGGCAGGCTGAGCAACAGCAGGCCGAAGCTTGGCAACAAAAGTTGCAGGGCTACGCCGAGGCCAAGACCAAGCTGAAGGTGAAGGACTATGACGATGCTGAGGAAGTTGCCCAACAGACGTTCAATGTCGTTCAACAAGGCGTCATGATTCAAGGTGCTGAAGACCCGGCGTTGGTGATCTACGCTCTTGGAAAGAATCCCAAGAAGGCGAAGGAACTGGCACAGATAGACGATCCCGTAAAGTTTGCCTTTGCGGTTGCAAAATTGGAGAGTCAATTGAAAATTTCAAATCGTAAGGCAGCAACACGGCCCGAGAAACAAGTCTCGGCAACGGCCCCGATAAAGGGTGCTGTGGACTCAACCCTAGAACGGCTGCGAGAAGAAGCGGCGCGGACAGGCAACATGGATAAGGTCATGGCCTATAAGCGAGCGCAGAAACGAGCGGCGAAATAAATTAAAAGGAGCCAATCATGGCTAATAGCTTTAGTAAAGAAGAACGCGTAGCGTTCGAAAACATCTTGGAAGGTTTCCAAGACGCGCTGGTATTGTCGCGCAACGTAGGCGTTTACACTACCGATCAGGTAATGATGGAACGCACCAATGACGTCATCTGGCGTCCGATGCCTTACATTAGTACCTCTGTTAGCGTTGATCCCGGGACTGATATTTCAACTGTAGGTGGTTATGACGAGTACACTCAGTTAGCGGTTCCTTCTAGCATCAACAACTACAAAACTGTACCGTTCCAAATGAACGCTTTGGAATTGCGTGACGCTCTGCAAGAAGATCGACTCGGTGCGGCTGCTAAAAACAAGCTTGCTTCTGACATCAACGTTGCGATCATGAACGTTGCTGCCAATCAGGGCACTTTGGTTGTTAAGCGCACTGCCGCTGCGACTGGTTATGATGACGTTGCCCAGTGTGATGCAATCATGAACGAGCAGGGTGTGCCCGACTACGACCGTCACTTGGCACTGTCTAGTCGTGACTACAATGGCATGGCTAACGATCTCTCCAAGGCTTCACGATCTTTCGGAAACGAAAAGTCTGACTCTGCCTACGAGCGATCACGCGTTGGCATGGTAGCTGGCTTCGAAACGTTGAAGCTTGACTATGCTAACCGACTGACTGCTGCTGCTGGTACTGGTTTGACTATCGACACGCAAAATGGTGCTGGGAACTACCTCGTTCCTGCTGCGACTCAGACTGTCACTGGTGGAACCACTAACGTGGATAACAGATACCAGACTGTGACACTTCCCAGCACGACTGGTGTAGCCGCTGGTGACTGTTTCACAATCGCTGGTGTAGAAGCTGTTCACCACATCACGAAGCAGTCCACTGGACAGCTCAAGACTTTCCGCGTTATTTCGGTAACGAACGGTACGACTATGGTTATCTCTCCGGGGATTATTTCAAACCAAGTCGCGTCTGACGCAAGTGCTCAGTACCAAAACTGCATCGTAACTCCTGCTGCTAACGCAGCAATTACCTTCCTGAACACGGTTACAGCATCTGTAAACCCATTCTGGCAGCGTGATTCACTGGAGTTGTTGCCCGGACGGTACGCTATACCTTCTGATGCAGGCACTGCTGTACTGCGCGGAACCACTGATAACGGCATTGAGCTGGTTATGCAAAAGTTCTACGACATCAACACGATGACCACCAAGTATCGGTGCGACACGTTGTTTGGTGTAGTGAACAAGCAGCCAGAGATGTCTGGTATCATGTTGTTCAGCCAGACTTAAAATGTGTGAAAAATGGGCGGGGGTTTTCCCCCGCTCTATTTCAGGAGGGCATTATGCCGCTGAAAAAGGGTTACTCTAAAAGCAGTATTTCAAAAAACATCAAGACAGAGATGAAGGCCGGTAAGCCGAAAAAGCAGGCGGTAGCAATTGCGTTGAGCACTGCGCGAAGAGCAAAGAAAAAGGCCAAGAAATGAACCCAACACTACTGTACAAGTCCCCGGGCGATCACTTTGGACCCGAAGGCAAAACATATTCATATGTTGGCGTTAAAACTCAAGAGGAGTTGGACGCCAAACTAGCAGACGGATGGCACGAAACATTGGCTGATGCCATTGCGCCAAAGGTTGTGACCTCACCTCAGTCGGTCATCCCAGACGATAACGCACCACCACTTAGATTAGAGCTTGAAGAAAAGGCTAAGGAATTAGGCTTGAAGTTTGATGGTAGAACCTCTGATAATAAGCTGTCGCAAAAAATTCAAGAGGCGTTGGGAGCTTTAAATGGGCTGGACTAAGCGCGAGTACATCGAGCAAGCATTTGAGGAGGTAGGGCTTGCGTCCTACGTCTTCGACTTGACTCCAGAGCAATTGCAAGCCGCGTTGCGTCGATTGGACGCGATGATGGCTGAGTGGAACGCCAAAGGACTTAGGCTAGGATACCCGCTCCCGCTATCGCCCGGTGACAGTCGATTAGATGATCAAACCTACGTTCCAGATCTGGCGAACGAGGCAATCTACACAAATTTAGGCATTAGGATCGCTCCAAGCTTTGGTAAGGGCATTATGCCTGACACTAAGGGCATCGCTAAGATGGCTTACAACACGGTTCTGCAAGCATTTGCACAGCCCTACGAGCAGCAACTGCCCAGAACGATGCCAGCCGGTGCTGGTAACAAGCCTTGGCGTAACTACGATGACAATTATTTACGAAGACCTGTTGACCCGGTACTTGCTGGCGAAGACGGTCCACTAGAATACAACTGAGGAGGCTGACATGCCCACGATCAATCAACTGCCCACGATTACGACCCTATCGGGCGGTGATCAGTTACCAGTTTACGCGACAAGCAACGGCGATGCCCGCAAGGCATCAATCAGCACTCTGATCGATTACTTTCAGACTACGTTTGCTGATCCCAACTACACCGTTGTAATTAACGCTCCGACTAATTCGGGATTTAACATTGCTCTGGGCGCAGCATCTCAAAGCATTTGGCTAATCATGAATCCAACTGGCACGTTCGCTGCTGGATCGGTTACGTTGCCTCCGGTAGCGGACTGCTATGACGGTCAAGAAATCATCATCATATCAACCCAAACCATTAGCGCGTTGACGATCAACGGCAATGGCGGGACGTTGGTGGGTGTTCCTGCCTCGTTAGGGGCGGGTAGCTCATTTACGATTCGGTTTAACGAACTACAGTCAACTTGGTACACCATCGTAAACAGCCTGCAAATTGCTGGCATCGACCTTGTAACGACCACAGGCGTTCAGACTCTTACCAATAAGACGATGAGCTTTTCGAACAACACGTTTACCGCGACCTCCGCAGAGTTAGCGGCAGCAATCAGCGACGAGACTGGCACAGGACTAGCAGTATTTAACACCAGCCCAACACTGGTCACGCCCATCCTCGGAACGCCAACGTCAGGAACACTGACGAACTGTACTGGCCTGCCGGTTTCAACCGGAGTCTCTGGACTTGGCGCGAACGTCTCTACGTTCTTGGCTACTCCCAGCAGCGCAAACTTGGCGAGCGCGCTCACAGACGAAACTGGGACCGGGCTGAACGTATTTAACGCTGACCCAACCATTGACGGTGCTAACTTCACCGGACACGCTCAGACGGCTCCGGTCGCAGGCTCAAGCACTGGTGGGGTGTTGACCTTGGATATGGTTGACAGCAACGTGTTTACTAGCACATTAACCGAAAACGTGACTACGCTTACTTTGAGCAACCCGGCGCAGGGTCAAACCGTGAATATTCTGTTCACTCAGGACGCAACCGGCAATCGAACGATGGCGTGGCCTGCGAGCTTTAAGTGGCCCGGCGGTACGGCATCGGTCCTGTCAACTAACTCAAATGCAGTTGATTTGCTAGTCATCACCTACATAGGGACGGACTGGTACGCTTCGATGATCAAGGATCTTTCATGAGTTTTGCTGCTCGCACAGCATCTGGCACTGTATCCTCTGGTACGTTGTCCGCGTATCTAAAGGATAACTTTTATGCCGCGCTTGCAACCTCTCCCAGCGCCGCGACAGTAACATTCACTGCTAACGCCTCTGGAACAATTGTCGTTACTGCCACAGTTAACGGTGAGACTTACACTTGGCTAATTGGTGGTGGGGTTAATTCAGACTACTCAATAAGATTGACTGTTACGAGCGGAACGGCCCCAAACCAAGCTGGATCAGCTTTGGTCTCTACTTGGCTACCGTTAGGTATTTCTTACTACTGGGGTTTAACGACAACCTCTGGAAATCTAAACAACCAGTGTACTGTTGAAATTGCAGAGACGGCAACGCTAACCAATATTTTGGCGACAGGGTCAATTAGCATGAGCGCAACCGCAGGGATATAAAATGGCTACACCGGCAAAGGGTAAGGCAAAGGTTAAGGTCACCTCTACTGGCAAGAAGGTAAGCTACGGTCAGGCCGGTCGGGCCAGAGGTGGCGGCGCTAGAGTTAAGCCCGGGACCAAGAAGGGTGACGCGTACTGCGCTAGATCTGCCGGTCAGATGAAAAAGCATCCCAAGGCGGCTGCAAATCCAAACTCGCCGCTGAGATTGTCTAGGAAGCGTTGGAAGTGTTCAGGAACTAAGTCGAGGAGATCGTAGTGGCTAGGAAAGGATTGTACGCAAACATTGCGGCGAAAAAGAAACGAATTAAAGCAGGCTCAGGCGAAAAAATGCGAAAGCCCGGATCCAAAGGTGCGCCTAGTGCTAAGGCATTTAGGCAAGCAGCTAAGACAGCGAAGAAAAAATAATGTACCCCAAAAAGAAAAAAAAGCCGATCAAAAGAAAGCCTAAACCAAAACCCGGATACTGAGCGTGAATCATGCAGATACCCATCCTAAACGGTATATTCACTGATGACCGTCAGGCAGAAATACGAACCAGCTACCCGGTAAACCTAATACCTGTGCCAAAACAGTCAGGGATCAGCAACGGCTATCTAAGGCCTGCTGATGGATTGACTAAGAATGGTGAGGGGCCCGGCGTAAACAGGGGCGGTATCGAGCGAGACGGCGTCTGTTACCGGGTTATGGGTACATCCCTATGCTCAATTGCGTCTGACGGTACGGTCACTGTGCTTGGAGACGTTGGCGGCACTGACGATAATCTAGTCACAATGGACTACTCCTTTGACCTTCTGGCGGTTGCTAGTGGTGGCAAACTATTTTACTGGGACGGCACGTCAGTTGATCAGGTGACTGACCCAGATCTAGGGCCGGTCCTTGATGTCGTTTGGATAGATGGCTACTTCATGACCACTGACGGCGAATTTTTAGTGGTTACAGAGCTGTTAGACCCGTTTGCAGTCAACCCCTTGAAGTATGGATCATCTGAGATTGATCCTGACCCTGTAACAGCTCTCGTCAAGCTTAGAAATGAAATATACGCGGTTAACCGGCACACAATTGAGGTATTCGACAACGTAGGCGGTAATCTGTTTCCGTTTCAACGTGTAGAGGGCGCGCAGATTCAGAAGGGCTGCGTTGGCACTCACGCCTGTTGCGTGTTTATCGAGACGGTTGCGTTTTTAGGAGGCGGTCGTAACGAGTCACCCGGTATTTTTTTGGGCGTTAACGCTCAGGCCAATAAGATCTCAACCAAGGAAGTGGATGAAATCTTGACTGACTACACTGAGGTGCAGTTGTCCAAGGTTAAACTTGAATCTAGGAACGACAGAAACCATCAGCACCTGTACGTTCATCTGCCTGACCAAACCTTGGTGTTTGACTACACCGCGACTCAGGCAACAAACATTCCGGTTTGGTTTGTTTTGACAACCTCAGAAACTGGACTGTCTCAGTACAAGGCGCGAGACATTGTTTGGTGTTACGACAAGTGGCTGATTGGTGATCCAACTTCTAACGTAATTGGGTACTTCCAAGATGATATTGGCTCGCACTATGGGTCAAAGGTGCGCTGGGAGTTCTCAACCAATATTATTTACAACGAAGGTCGCGGAGCAATTTTTCATGAGCTTGAGCTGGTCGCTCTAACTGGGCGCGTTTCGTTTGGCACTAATCCGGTCATTAGCACAAGTTACTCGGTTGACGGCGAGACATGGAGTCAGTCGCGGTCGATTAAGGTCGGAACGCAGGGCAACAGAAACAAGCGGCTGGTTTGGTTTCAGCAGGGGTCAATGGTCAACTGGAGGATACAAAGGTTTAGAGGCGAATCTGACGCGCATGTATCATTTGCTCGACTAGAGGCTCAGGTAGAGCCGTTGGCCTACTAAAATGGCTAAATCAAGGCTAGGACTAACCCGGGACCAGTTAGCGGTATTCCTGAAGGATCACGAACAGATAATACAGTTCGAGAAGCTGTTTGACACTGTGGACGCTGGCAGCAGTGATAACACGATTGTTGACGTTGAGATCATCGCTCAGTTGGCCTCCAACACCGCGAATCAGGCGGTAGACACTAATCACCTCAAGACCGACTACATCGACTTTAATCCTTCCGCACCACACGCGGACAAAGATGCTCGCGTGGTTTGGAATGCGTTTGATGACACGCTAAACCTCCATCATTCTGGCGGTGTAGTCCAACAGGTAGGCCAAGAGACCTATATCTACGGACGCAACAACACCGGGTCCACGATTACCAACGGATCAACGATTGGGTTTGCTGGGGTCAACGGGCAGAACAGGATTGAGTTTCTGGGCTACATTGCTGACGGGACGTATCAGTCTGAATACTTTTTAGGCGTAGCAACTCAGGACATTTTAAATGGCGAGGTAGGGTTTGTAACGACCTTCGGAAATGTCCGAGGCATTGACACTACCGGCAGCGCAGAGGGCGAGTCTTGGGCATTGGGTGACGAACTATACGCAAGCCCAACCACGGCTGGAGCCTTTACGAAGGTCAAGCCAACGGCCCCTAATATATCGATCCCAGTTGCGATTGTGGTCGTTGTCAGCGCGACTGAGGGTGAGATATTTGTACGCCCGATTATCGAACAGCAGAAGTATTACGGTCAGTTTGCCCGGACCACAGATCAGGCTGCTGGGTCAATCAATACTGCGGTTGCAGTTGTATTCAACACGACAGAGGTTGCTAACGGAATAACTTTGGGGACGCCAGCATCCAGACTGGTCGCGGCTAATTCTGGATTGTACAATTTTTCCACAAATATACAGTTGCTATCTAATTCTGCGAGTGCAAAGAACGCATGGTTTTGGTTCAGGAAGAACGGCGTAGACATTCCTGACAGCGCGAGCTTGGTTACCTTATCAGGTAACAACGAATCAAAATCAACTGCCAAAAGTGATTTTATTTCACTGCAAGCTAACGACTACATTGAGATAATGTTCGCTGTAGATGATACAGGTTTATTTCTAAACGCCACGCCTGCAACGGCTTTCGCTCCAACAGCGCCAGCGGTTCTGGTTGCAGTCACGCAGGTACAACAGTAGGTTTATTATGGCTATTACAGTAACGAACATTATTTCAAGAAGGCTGGCAGAGACGGCGGCGACCATTCAGTACACTGCGACCGGCGTGACTACGATAATTGACAAGTTCACGGTTACGAACGTGGGCGCAAGCAATGCCTTTATCACTGTCTACCTACCCAACGCTAACTCTGCCGGTAATCCTTTGGCGTCTAATACGGTGATTAACGCTAGGACAATTGCGCCTCGCGAGACCTACTCATGCCCAGAGTTGATTGGTCAGGTGCTACCTGATGGTGGCACGATTGTAACGCAGGCTGGCGCTGCTAACTCTTTGGTCCTGAGCGCGACCGGCAGCGAGATAGCATAAGAATTGAATTAACGCAAATATATGAGACAATGATGTGAAAAGGACTGCTTGATGGAAGATGTTGACTGGCTAAGGCGTAATTTCGTTGAAGTGTTCTGCCTACCAGAAGAGGCCACAGAGTGGCTAATTGATCTCTACAGATCCATACAGTTTTTCGACGATGTTGCCGATGGTGACAAAGTAGACAGAAAGGATTTAGACCACGTTCTATGGCACATGATGGTTGGACAATACTCCAACGCATTTTTTGCACAAAAGAGCGCGGCATTAGTCCCGCTACTGGCGAACGCTATTTTGAAGTGGCAGGCGTCAGACCACGTTGAGCGTGAGGGAGATGTAGATGCCAGATCGTTCATGTGGAGGGCTGGTTACTACGACATTATTTTAACTGTTGTACAGCTCTGTCACGGGGCTGAGGTTGCTAAAGACAGCGCCCACATGGTGATGAGAATGTACGGCGAAAAATACGAAGATTATTTAGAGGAGTTTACACATGCCTAGTCCAGCAGTTGCACTGATTGGTGGCGCATCAACTATAGCCGGCGGCGCTATGCAGGCTAGATCCGCAAGGAAAGCAGGTCAAGCGCAAGAGCGCGCTGCTGAGATGGGTGTTGCGGAGCAAAGGGCTGCACGATTAGCCACTGAAAGGTTAATGGCTCCGTATGTTCAGGCTGGAACTGGGTCGTTAGAGGCGCAGCAGGCTCTTTTGGGCTTGTTAGGCCCAGAGGCACAACAGCAAGCCTACGCCGGGATTGAGCAAGGTCCACTGTTTCAGTCACTGGTTGAGCAGGGCGAGGCTGGAATATTAGCCGGTGCATCCGCAACTGGTGGTTTACGCGGTGGAAACATCCAAGCCGCTCTGGGTCAATTTAGACCCCAGATGCTTCAGAGCATGATTCAGAATCAATATCAAAACCTTGCCGGTTTAACTTCGTTAGGTCAGGCTTCAGCGGCTGGTCAGGCTGGATTTGGTCAGCAGACCGCTTCAAACATTGGCAACCTTTACGGTCAAATGGGTCAAGCTCAGGCTGGCGCTGCACTTGGTCAGGGTCAAGCGTGGGGTAATGTATTTAATGCCCCAATGCAATTAGCAGGGATGGCGTCTGGTGCTGGAATGGGCTTGGGCGAGTTCTTAGGATTTTAGAAAGGTAATTAACAATGGCACAACCATACGACTATTCGCTAAATATCCCAAGTCCGTTACAGGCTTTTGGTCAAGCTTTTAATGTTGGCGCTGCCGGTCAAAAAGCTAAAGAGGCTAGACAGGCCAGAGAGTTAGCTTTGCAAAGGCAGGAAGAAGGCAACAGGCTGGTAAACGAGTATTTTGAGACGCCTGCCGACCAAAGGACTTACGATCAGGCTTTACGGATTGGTATGTATAACCCGCAATTCGCAGAGCTTGCACAAAAACAATTCGATGCACTTTCTGAACAACAACAGCAGAGTGCTTTTACAGACGCGACTCAGATTCATACTGCACTAAAAAATGTGCTTACAGGTGAAACTGACTTTGAAATACTTGATCAAATTTTAGATAGAAGGGTTCAGGCCACAAAAAACAATCCCGGATTAAACAAGATGTGGGTTGACGCTAGAGAGCTTGCTCGAACGGACCCTGACGCAGCCGAGATGATGGTAGCCGCAAGAATTGCTACGCTACCCGGCGGTAAAGACTACTTCGCCACGATGAAGACTAGAGGCGAAGAGGCTAGGGCGGCGGCACTACAACCCGGAAAAATTAAAGAGCTTGCAGACAAGGTTAGATTTCAGGAGCTTGAAGGCTTCAAAGGTCTTGCAGAGGCTGGCGTTGACATTATGGCAATGGTCGCTGATGACTCAGAGATACGCGGACCGTTGCAGCAGATCGCAAAGCGGCAGGGT